AGATATGTCAATACGTATGCCCGACCATACCCTTAGCAAAACTATCAGGTATTTCTCACTCCTTGGATATGAGCTGACCAATGACATAGATAGTGATTGGGAGATTGCTGTATTTTGGAAGTGGCTGAACAGGGGCGAAACAAAGTATAACATACCCCGGAAACTGGATATTGACAAGCGACTCATATTGAACAGGAACCTGATTGATGTATCAAAGAGCCATGTTAATAAAGTGTTCACAACCGTTTTCGGGTATGGCAGTATGGCAGACACTAACCAACACGGGTATTGTGTCCGTAAGAGTGAGAGCCAGTCAGCACATGACGGGGAGATAATTCAAACACCATGCAAAAAGGAGCCGGGATATGTTTATCAAAAACTGATTGACAGCAGGTCGGGTATTGACATGGTTTATGATATACGGATTCCTGTATTTTTCGGCAGCATTCCTTTGGTAGTGATTAAAGGCCGGGATATACAGGGAACCTTTGAGAATACCATAGCCGATAAGCACCAGTATTTAGTGAAAGACCCGGAGAAATACCTCTCAGGGGGAGAGATGATAAAGATAGCTGAGTTTTGTTTCCGGATAGGTCTTGACATAGGGGAGATCGATGCGTTGAGAGATAATTCCACAGGCTTATTATACATAATAGATATCAACGATATGCCCGGGAGCGCACTGTATAATCATATACCGAACGCAGCCGGGGTTGAGAGGGAACTTGCAGAATACTTAAATCACATGATCAAATGTCAGAAATAGCATTTTTCGCAGAGGAGAGTTCGCTGTTTGCGGCTCCATATTTGGCTAAGGAACTCGGGGCAAAGCTCTATGTTATACTCCCCCGGTATAACGATATAATCATAGGGGGAAATACCGCCCGGACATGGTTCAAGGGAACAGAGATCAGAGCAGACCACTTAATTATTATCGGGTACGCTGCTTTAAAGGAGTTTTCTCACTTCAACCGTAAATACAAATCGGTAGCGTTTATTGCTTCAGAGAGTACGATATGCCGAAAGTATGAGTGGGTAAATGAATTTCTTAAACGGAAAGATATTCCTACTTACTCAATGCCTGATTTGATGAAGTACCTCACAGTACCTGCAACACCCGTATATCAGACAGTAACGGTTCCGGAGTTTTACCGGGGAGGGGGAACATTGACTATAAACCATTCGCCCCGGGATGCAGATAAGCGCAAGTACAAAGGAACAGCCCTGATAACACGGGTCCTGAATGAACTCAAACAGAAATACAATTTTCATTTCATGGTAACTTCCAATCAGCCGCATCTCGTATCTATGAGGATGAAGGTTATCTCAAACATCTTTATCGATCAGGTAATTTACCGGAACATAGAGGTGCCACAGGACAGGTGGGGAGGGGTGATCACATACGATGGAGGGTTCGGTAAATCGGGGATTGAGGCGATGTTGCTCGGGTGCTGTCTTGTTACCGGGGGAGTACCCTATGACACCAGTAAATATTTTCCACCCCCACCGGTTGTATGGACATCCGGGGTTGACCTTAAAAACGACATAGAGAAATTAATAACAGACAAGCCGTACAGGCTTAAAATAACAAAAAATCAGAAAATATGGGCGCAAGCATACCTGAACCCTCACTTTGTTGCCAAGCATATAACGAGGCACCTCTAAGAATAGCAGTTTATACCTCAGTAATTGGTAAGTACGACCGGGTGCATAGAGTACCGGAACAGTTTACCGATGAAGCGGAATTTTACATATTCAGCGATGTAGATTATTCACATTTGGGATATACATGGCGCAAAGCAGGGATGACAGAGAGGACAGCCCGGAGAGAATCCCGGCTCTATAAAATAAGCCCGCATAAGTACCTCCCTGAGTACGATTATACTATTTACATAGACGGCTCAATAAAGCTCCTGAGAAGCCCTGAGTATTTGGTAAGGCGATACCTTACGGGGGCAGATATAGCCCTGCACAACCACCCGTGGAGAGACTGCATATACAAAGAGGCCAAGGTATGTATTGATAACGAGATTGTCGGGAGGGTCAAAGGATTGGAGCAGATTGAGTATATGAAGAAAGACGGATACCCGGAGAATGAAGGGCTATTTGAAAACGGGGTGATAATACGGGCGAACAGCGAAAAGATGAGGCGGCTGAGTGATGACTGGCAGGAAATATATGATAAATTTACCGCCCGTGATCAACTGTCACTGGCATATGTGATGTGGAAGCACCGGATAAACTGCAACCTAATTAAAAACTGTCTCAGGGGAGAGTCAACCGAATTTCAATATACAGGACATTTGTGATTGCGCTAATTACACCGACAGGAGCAAGGGCAGATCAGATCAAACTTTGCGCTCGATGGATGAAGAACCAATCCTATGACGGGGAGGTTTTATGGGTTATAGTTGATGATGCTGTTCCCAAAACAACAGATTTTATCACAGCAGACTTCCGGGAGAATTGGAAGATAGCAAAGGTTTATCCAAGCCCGGCATGGAGCTTCGGGCAAAACACGCAGGCACGGAATATCAGAGATGGGATAAATTATATTCTGTCAAATTACCGGATAGTTGGATGGAACGGACACCCGGCAAATATTGAGGCCATTTTTATAATAGAGGATGACGACTATTACAGTCCTCTATATTTACAGGTAATGATGGCACACTTTGATAATTACACGGCCATAGGTGAGAGAGATACGATTTATTATAACGTGACGACCCGTTCATACATGGTAAATAACAACAGGCAGCACGTGAGCCTGTTTCAACTGGCCATTAAGCCGAAAGTCCTTAACCTGTTTATGCAATGCCTAAATCATAAGTTCATAGACTATAATTTCTTCAACCATATGAAAGCTCAGGGATATTGGCAGAGGAATGAGATATTAATATTCCGGGATATTGATTTAGGCATAGGGATAAAAGGAATGCCCGGCAGGGGAGGTATAGGGGCAGGACACAAAATGTCAAACCGGGCAAATAAGGACACAGCACTCAAATATTTATACTCTAAAATAGGTGACGATGCAAAACAGTATGAAAGATATTACAGGTTTGGTGATAAGCCACGAAACTCGCTCTTTGTTAAAAGAGGCGTATGAGTCAGTCAGGAGGCATCACCCTGATATGCGGATTATCATTATTGACGGCTCCCGGAAGACCGACCCCTGCTATGAGTACGCCCGGAGCCTTGGCACAGGAATGACCACAGTCGTTTCTGCCAACTACAATATAGGGCATGGCCGGGGGATGCATTTGGGAATATCAATGGTTAAAACCAAGTATGTCCTGATATTTGACTCTGATATAGTAATGCACAAAAGCCCTGTTGAAAAGATGTTGGCAATGATGGAGCCTGATACTTACGGGGTCGGATATCTCGAGAAAGCCGGGCTTGATGGTTTTGAGTACGGGGCTAAGATAAGACACAAAAATCAGGAGTTCATGTGGATGTTGCACCCCTATTTCATGCTGATAAGCAGGGATAGGTATTACGACTTTCACCCCTTTGTTCATCACGGTGCGCCCTGCTTTAAGGCTGCCCGGGATATACATATGAAGGGATTAACCAGTAAGATAATTAAGTCCTTCCCCGGTCTTGGCCATTCATCAGGTAAGGGGTTTACATGGGTGGGGGAACCCCGGGAGTATATTGAACACCATACAGCCGGAACCCGGAAAAGCAGAAGGGGAAAAGGTTTACTTGAAATTGAAGGAAGATGGGAAAGATAGCAGTCCTTGGACTTGGACCCTCGATAGAGCTGTTCAATCCGCAAAAGTTTGAGTTGAGTATAGGGGTAAATGATATATGGAGGGTGCATAAATCAGAGGCGGTGGTTTGTGTTGATAAGATGGGAGTATTCAAACACGACAGGCTTAAGATAATTGAGCAATGTCGCCCGGCAGCATTTTTCTCACAGATAGTAAACTGGGATTTCCACCAACCCTTTGTGAAGATCAAGATATCAAAGGCATACCCGGAAAGAGGGATGAGCCTTGATGATGATATATACTATAAGTCCTATTGCAGCCCCTTCATTGCCCTGCAGATAGCATATAAACACTATCAGGCTACCGAGATACATTTGTTTGGTATTGATATGACCAACCACCCAAACCTGACAGGAGCCTATCCTGCAAAGATCAGGAGCCATTTCTCGATGCTTAAAAAGCTACTGGCCGAGAAGTCAGTTAGACTCGTAATACACGGGAACGGCATATTGAAGGGGATATAGGACTGAACAAAACAGGGCAGTTAACGTGAAGTAAAATAGTTTATATTTGGAGTATTGGATAAATCTACAGAGATGAAAAATTAAACAGTTCAATTATGGCAACCCCAAAAGCACTATCAGGTAACCCGTATGAAGAAGCAATAGGCGATGCCTTTGTTGAGGCATTTGAGCTGATTGCTGAGGTAGATTCTGCATCGGCAACGGTTGCACAACACGCAATCGGCAGCGATCTTTATGATCAACTTACAGATACCACGCTATGAAAGAGGCAGTTCTGAAATTATACGGTGACGTAGGTGAGCCGATGCTCGATATCTTTGATATGGGCATGAATGACTCGGTTTCTTCCACTATGGTATCTGAATTTCTTGATGATAATAAGGATGCAGAGAAGATCGTAGTCCGGATAAACTCCCGGGGCGGTGATGTTCAGGAAGGATGGGCGATATACGATTTGCTTACCAATTCCGGCAAAAAGATCAAAACTGTAGGTGAGGGAAAGATCTATTCCATAGCCACTATCATATTTCTTGCCGGAGACGAAAGGGAGATGATGAAGAATGCAGACGGGCTTATTCACAATCCATATATCCCCCCTTACACCCTTGCTGACAAATACGAAAGCAACGACCTGCTGAAAATAGCAGAAGGGCTACAACAGGAGGAGGAGAAAATACTCAATTTCTATGTTGAGAAAACCGGCTCCGATAAAAGCAAACTGGCAGAGTATATGAAAGAGGATACCAAACTTTCAGCACAGGATATGCTTGATCTCGGGTTCGCCACTAAGATACTCGAGCCGGTTAAGGCTTATGCAGTTTACAAACCAAAATCATTTAATATGACAAACGTTGATGAAAAGGCTTTCTTCGAGAAACTCGGGAATGCTCTTGATAAGGCCGTTACCAAAATTGCCGGGATGTCGAGATTGCCAAAAGCAATGAAACTGACCGATAAGGATGGTAATGAGTTTGATGTTGAAAGGGAGACAGGAGCCCCCGAGGTCGGAGACTCTGCAACCCCTGATGGAACCTACTCACTTGAAGATGGCACCACCATTGTAGTCAGTGAGGGCAAGATTTCTTCCATTGAGACTCCCGATGTGGAGGACAAAGATGATGAAGAGCTTGTGGCACTTAAAGCTGAGCGGGATAAACTCGCTGAGGATTTGCAGGCAGCTAACGCAAAACTTGAGGAAATTGAGACTTCTCAGGCCGAGCTTGAAACACAGACAGCAGAGGCCAAGAAGATCATTGACGAACTCAAAGCCCTCAAAAACTCCTACAAGCCACAGGGCAGAACCAAACTTGGAACTGTTGACAAAGTGGGGGATGTTGACCTTAACCGGGTAAGGGAAATTCGCAACAATTTTAAATCTGAATAATTATGGCATCACCTTATGTACCTAATGTAGCATCCCCGAGTTGTCTGAATACACTCAACTTGGATAACCTGCACTTCACCGCAGACGAGCTTCGTTCCCTGAATGAGCTTGTGGTAACCGCAGTGCTTGAGTCTCCCAGTCTTAACACCTTCCACACCTTTGTGACAGGTATTAAGAATGACAAGCGTATTGGTATAATCCCCGGCACCTTTGGCCTTGTTGGCAAAGCTGCTCAGGCCTGTAATCCTGTAGCCCACTGCTACGAGCTTGAGGCTGAGGAAAAGACATGGG